TAGATCCCAGCCCACCGCTAGATAGGTTGCTATTCCAGCTGCTAAGAAGCTTCTTGCCCAACTTGCGCTTACTTGCTTTAGTTGTTCCATGTAGGGGCTCTCCTGTTAGTATCGGTATTTCAAACATACTGCCATCTGAATCGCCCTTAGCAGTAAAGCTAATGTGAATATGTGTCTTATGTGGGTTTATCCCGGTGTACTTTCTCCATTTGTAATTGCGTTTGTAGCTGGCAATTTTGCCGTTAAAGATGATATAAGAGATTCTTTTATCAAGTCTGGCAAGTAATCGTAGCTGATCCGCAAAGTCATAGGGCTCCGCTTTGTGCGACCTGAAATCAGCGTCAATGTCAATGGCACGTACAATGCCTTCAGCAGTAGGATTGTGATCGGACTTACGCGCTGAATGACGTTTATCACCGATCCAGCCATCTGAAGTTCTATCTCTATCGGGGAACGCATCATCTACCTGCTCGCGTAGTTGTATCCCTGCCTTGCATAGCTTTGCCATATCTATTTATTATAGCATTTAAATTACAGAATCTTGAGGGATTGTTCTAGAGGCCCAAGGCTTTCAGATCATCGGAGGTTAAACCTAGAGCTTCCAACTTGGCTTCGGCTGAGGCTTTGGATTGGGCTTTAATTGCATCTTGCTCAACCTTCCAAGCATCATACTTAGCAAAGCCTGCTTCAAACTCTCCCTTAGTGCAACGCGGTCTTTCATCAACCCAAACTATGGTATCAAAATCATCGCCATAAATAATCCAACCGCCTTGCGGTAATAACATTCCTAAAACATCTCCACCGCTTGCCATTTATGCTCCTATTTCTATCAATGTAATTGAACTAACTGCGCTGTTTTGTTGAACTGAAACTTCTGCGGTGTTAGAAGAATTCCTAAATTGTGTTTTATAGGTTGTGGCCGAAGTTGTGTTTGGTGAATCTAAATATGTAACATTTGCTGCATTGCCAATGTAGAGCAAAGCGGTGTTACTTTCATAACCTGCCAAGCCAGCAAAATCTCCTACTATTTCAGTTGCCCCTCTAAATAATTTTACTTGAACTGCGTTTTCTGAGTTTCCATTACTTTTTCGCATTCCTGCTTGATTTGCAAACACTAGTATTTTGCTTGTTGCTGCCGAAGGCGTAATAGTTGCCGTTAAACCTGTGTCTGCATAAGTGTTTGTTGAGTTAGCGACTGCTGTTGAATGTGTGGCATTTATAACCTGCAACACCTTGCCACCACCAGCAGCAGCAGCCCACTTCAATCCTGTCGCTGTAGAGCTATCAACCTGCAATGTGTGTCCATTTGTGCCGCCAACTGCAAGCCGACTAAAAGTATCTGCACCAGTTCCAACTACTAAATCACCTTTGGCATCAATTGCAGTTGCCATAGTATTTGTAACAACTGGTACCGGGCCAGTACCACTAGCAACTGATATACCTGTACCAGCTTGCACTTCAGTTACATCTCCAGCACCGCTAACGCCTACCCATGCTGTTCCATTGTAAACTTCAACTGCATTAGTATCCTGTAAATAAGACACCATACCTTCAGCCAATACACCGCTTAGCGCGCTGGTGCGAGCTGCTGAGCTTGCAAACACCATAACTGTTTGCTCATTTAAATACGTATTAACCTGGGCTGCTGTTAGCACATCGCCCGTGGCGAATAACTTATATCCTGCGCCTGCCATTTGTTCTCCTTAGTAGCTCAGCACGTCTGTGTCTAGTATACCCGATATATCGGAATTTAAGACAAAACCTGCCAATAGTTGTTCGGTGGTGTATATAGTAGTCATCCAGGATGACTTGGTAATGTCGTGATGGATAGCATTTACCAGGCTTGATTGAACAACGCTGGTAGAGCCTGGGGTGGTCTTGGTAACTGTTACTCCATCAAGCAATTCTATGTCTACCCCTGCCAATGGCTTATTAGGGTTTGTATCATCATAGAGATTCAGCTGAATGCTATCTATGCGTATCTCAGGGTCTTTGCGTGTGGCTAGGATGCCTTGCGCTTGGTTTAAAGCCTCAGCATTGGTCTGTACCAAGATGTCTGAACGCTGGCCTGAATGTAGGAAAAACTTATCAATCGAAGGCTGGTCAAATACATTCTGAGGAGTACCGCCTAGGCGTGTAATAGTTACATCATTCACCAGATTAGTATCGTCAAACGCTACTACTGCATTGGTGTATGAGATGTCTGTGCCTTGATCGCTAAACTCATAGACCGGGAACGCTGGCGTGGCTATAAGGGCATTACGGCTTACAAAATCAACCTTGCCATTGGCATCTAGGAAGATGCCGCCAAACTCGCTCTGTTCCACGTTAAAGAGCGCCTGAAGGGCATCCCTGTCTGTGCCTGGGTCTGCCTGAAGGGTTGAATCGCCTGTGTCTACGTTACGCAAGCTTAAAGGCCATTCAATTTCATCCAAGATGGCATTTACTCTAGCCCCTGAAGTTTGTACCCCTGAGCCTGTAACAGTTGCTATGCCTGAGCCTGCCAGCAGTTTAAAGCCATCTACGCACTTAAGGGTTACTGTGCTTAGCTCATCGTTGCCTTGTCTAAATCCTGTGTCGTATGTGTTAATAAAGCCTGAAAATAGAAAGTAATCTTGGCTGGCATAAGTAGCGTAGATAATTATCTGCCTAAGCGGAACAAGGTTTGGATAGTAGATACTGGCCGGGTTAGTCGGATTCCAATCACCTGTTTGATCGTATAAAGTCACATTAGCTGTGCCAGCCTCAAACTGAGATGTCAAACGATTGCGCCCACGGCGTATAGCAACTCTAGTAACTAGGTCTGTTATCTCAACAGGCAACGTGCCTGAACCGAGCGTATTGGTATCTAGTATGCCTTCAGTTGCGCTACCTAAAATTAAGGGGTTAATCTCAAAAGCGGTATCGCTATCAAAGTCAACAAAGACACGCAACGTTGGTGCTGGCATTAAATCGCTCTACTGCTTAGCAGTAAGCCCTTGCCTGTTTTTTGATAGTTGTATTGAATATCTGTGATGACCTCAGCCAAATCCTCAGCAGATGTTACGTTGCCTTCAACAGTTACGTTGATGGTTGTTTCAGGAATTATGCCTTGGCTTGTTGCAGCTTCAATAGATTGATTTAAGTATTCATTAGCAAGTTCTAGTCCGGCTAATGCTGCTGCTAAATCTGCTGCTGCAAGGCTTTCTGTAAGTAAGGTTGTTGCATCTACGTAAGCATTGGCGGCATCTACCGCTGCTTGAGCTGCCGCCTTTTCTTCAGTTGTTGTTGCTGCTGCAACTGCTGCTGCTGCCTGAGCTGCCGCCGCTGCTGCATCCTCAGATGATATTTCAGCAAATGCACGTGAAGCACTAGCGGCCTCACTAAAAGCCGTAGATTTATCAATCTTAGCAGTTAAAACATTTGCATTAGCATTAGCGCGACTAATGACAATACTTGACATTAATTCATTTAAAGCTAACTGTTGCTTGGCTAGTGTGTCGTACAAATCTTTTAAGTTCTTTTTAGCAGATTCAAAATACTCAGGCCACTTGTAAAACGGGTTGCCTGCCTCTAAATCTAATAATGTTTCGGCTAAAGCTTCTGTTTCTGTTTTAACTTTGTTCAATTCATCAAGTAGTTTTTCGGCTTTATCTACATCTTTCTCAGCAATAGCCTGCTTAATGTCTTCAATCAACATTAATTCTTCAACACGTTTGCGTTCTTCATCTGTTAGTTTGCCTTGCAAGGCAGCAGCTAGTTGGATTCTATTTAAATCAAAACGTGATTCTTTTTGAATCAGCATCAAACTAATTTGTTTTAACCTATTTAACTTGGCTTGTTCTTTCAGTTGCTTTGATCTTAGTCTTTCTAATTCTTTTTCACGTTTGATTGCTGCTTCTTCAATAGCGGCAAGTTGTTTGTCAACTCCTGGCTTGCCAATACCACCACCGGGGAAGAACAATGGTCTTGAAGCTTCTCCTGTTTGTCTTAAGATGTCTACAAACTGTAAAAGACCTGAGAACTTAGTAGGATCAAGAAAACTATTAACAAATGGAATACGGCTTTGAACTTCAGATATAGCAACACCAACGCCACGAATAACATCGGCAGCGACAACGCCAAAACGTTCCATTGAATCAGTAGCGCCTGCAATACCATTTTCACCAGATAATAAAGTAAACGCATCTACTAAGCCTGAGCCAATAGTAGTTTGCATACGTGCATAACTTGCTTCAAGCAAACTTACCTTGCCAGCATAGGTATCTAAGAAGGCTGCCCTTTGACCACTAAATTGATTGTTTAAAAGTTCCTGTATTTCGTTAAAAGATTTGGCTTTTAACTCTGACTTGCTAAGTCCTAGTTCATACTTGTACAAACTAGCATTATTGCCTAAGAAAGACTTGCTCAAATCGTTTACAACAGTTTGCAGTTCTACGCCGGTTCCTGCTGAAACATCTATGGCAGTATTTAAAATGTCTTGCGACATAGCAACTGAGCGTGTAGTAGAAGCTAATGTTTGGAAAGCAGGTCTTAATTGACCTTTTGTAATGGCTGTAAACTTCTCTAAGTTCTCTAAATAGTTTTCTATCTCAGGTGTAGCAAAGCCTAAGTTGACACCTTTTAACGCCGATTCAAAACGTCTAGCTGCTACTTCATCTTCTTCAAAAGCCTTTACAGCAGCCTTACCAAACTGCACAACTTCACGTACAGAAAATACCGCTACTACTGTTTTGGCTAATGACTTAAACTTCTTTTCTAAAGAATTGGTTGCTTTCTCTGCATCTTGAAAACCTTTTTTCTTTAGTTCACCTGCAATAATGATTTTAATATCAGATTCAGTTAATGCCATTATGCAGCCTTCCTATCGCTTAAAATACGATTGGCTAGATTTCTTTTTGCCTTTTCAATTGCAATTAACGTAGCGTTTAAAGCTTTGCCTTGATTGCGAGCGTAGGCCGCATAAAGTAAACGGCCTTTAGACTTTTGCCCTCTGCCAGCGTAATCTACAAGCCCACCTACGCCATTCATAGCACCAATAAATCTTGCGCCTGCATCTGGATTGTTTGAAGCAGCTCTAGGGTTTGGAGAACCTACTCGCCCTGCTGTTTCTATAATTGAGCCTGTACGCGATTTGTTAAACAAAGTAAACAAAGATACAAACCCAGAGTTTTTCATCCGACTATTGGCAACTGAGTAAGTCAAACCCCTGCGAATAATTGTTTGGTCATAAGATGGGAATGCTTGCTTTTTCCCAGGCACTCTAGGCTTGCGTTCATATCCAGGATCATTCCAGTTAATTAAACCCCCTGGGGCTGTGCCTGGGACTTTAGACCTTGCATCTTTAATAATTGGCTTTAAAGCCTCGCGGATTTCCTTATCCATTTCCTTCTTAATATCAGGGGCAAGCTGTCTTAATGCTTTCTTAAGACCTACGACCCCTTCTATTACTACTGGCATTTTTCCTATCTTCCGCTTGTTTCTTCAGCACTTCTTGTATGGCTTTTAGCATACTGCTATCCATGTTGATAAACTCACTAGGCGCAATTCCTGTATGTACAGACAGCTGGGCTATTCTGTACGTAAGGGAATCACGCGTTAGCCATTTGGGGAATCATCACCAAGTACTTCAACAGCCTTTAAAGTACCAAGAAACTTATCCCCAAATGGATAAACCTCTGGAGCATCTGCCCTACGCAGACATTCCCATGCAAGCCAATAAATGTCACTCTGCTTTTGATCTTCTCTGAAAGCTCGGTAAAAACCTTTCTTAGCGTATTGCTCAAAAGCAAACTCAATGGCCGGTGTTATCTCGTGGATACTTTCCGTGCCATCTGCCCTTACAACTTTAAGACTTGCCATTTTTGCCCCTTTGTTAAATTAGAACGTGCCTGTGTCGGCTATCGTTACAACAGAGTTTAGCGTAAAGGTGATGTCCTGTGTTCCAATATCGCCAACGCCACCATTGATTGGGGTCAGGTTATTGACCAAAATATCAAAGGTGTAAAGCGGATTGGTTGCACCGACAGCAGTTAGTTTCTCCTGAAGCATTTTTACGGCAACAGTTGTGCCAAATGCTGCGCGAAGAGTTGCCATTACGTTTGCTGATGCTGTGTCATTCAAGAATGAAACAGTTAGCGTTCCAGATTCCAAGCCTTTTACAAACTTGTGAGCTGTATCGCCCATAGCGGTAACTTCAAGCTCATCTGCTGCCTGATTAAGTGTAACGCTTGTTACGTGGTCGCTCAGATCAACAGCGTTAATCTTAAGACCAACTTTGTTATTAAGAAAAACAGCCATTGCTATTCCTCATCTTTCTTAGTTGTTGGTTTTGGTGCTTTTTCGCTTAGCTCTACTTGGCCAATTTTGGCAAGGAAAGCCTCGCGTTCTTTGTCTACATCAGCCATGTTTTAGCTCCAATCGGATAGAACGCTGATTGATACTTCACCGGACAACAGATCTCCTGCTGTTCCGGTTAAGACCGCCGGGGCGCTGAAAGTGCCAATTGAGTATGCAATTGACGATGCTTCCAGCTTATTTACTATATTTAGGTAATAATCTTCAATGTTAATTAGGTTGCCTTGGTTATCAAACATAGGTGTTAGGACTATTAGTTTAAAGTTAACCTTAGGTTTGATGGTTTTGTAATGGTCATTGCTTGGCTCAATGTATGGATCACCAGGTTGCACCACAATGCTGTTAGCAAGCGGTGTGGCAGGTGGGAAGGAAAACACCTGCCACGCCGTATTGTCAGTTAGCGCGGTAGCGATTGTTCCTCGTAGGGTAGAGATTGCTGACATTATCCTACTTGACCGCCCGGCGCTAAGTGATCCGCAAGTAAACCGCGAACACGTGCCATTA